GGGTTTGCTCTGGGACTACTACCGAGCGGGCACCGCGGGCTAAAAGGCCGCCCTGGATGACCGGGACGAATACGCCGACTGCCTCGTCCTCCAAGCCTCCACCGCGGCGATGGAGAATCCCCGCATCACCAAGAAGAAGCTCCAGTCCATCCTGGCCGACGATCCCGAAGCCTTTATCCGCGAGTCCCTGGCCCGCTTTGTCCACTCCATCAGCGGCTTTCTGCCCAGCGACCTCGTGTTCGAAGCCACCAACGGCAACAAGGCGGAGCGTACTCGGGCCGAGAATGAAGCCTCCCAGGTCATGCCCCTCTACGTCGCGGCCATGGATCCGGCGTTTCGCCACGACACCTTTGCCTTCACCATCTTCCACATGGACCCCCAGGGCAACGTGATCCAGGACCTCTTGAGAACCTGGACCCCCGACCAGAAGGCGGGCATCCGTCTCGACCCCACCGCGATCATGACCGAGATCGGCAACATCCTGCACCAGTGGAACATCAACATCGTCTACTCCGACCAATACCAGCTCGAAGCTCTGCAGCAGCTCGCCCTGCGCCACCAGTTCAGCATCATCGGCCACGACTTTACGGGCCGCTCAAAAGCCAAGATGTACGGGTCACTCCTCCACCTCTTGAGGACCAAGAAGATCCAGCTGCTCAACGTCCCGACCATTGTGTCCCAATTGACCCAGCTCCAGAAGAAACTCAATCCGATGGGCCAAATCTCCATCGCGGCTCCGGCGGGCAAGCACGACGACGTGGCCTCGGTCATTGCCATGGGCGCGATGTTCGCCCTGCAGAACATGCCCTTTATTAAGCCCCTGATCAAAGCCCAGACCTTGTTCGAGCAAGGGGTCGAGTCCATCATGCGCAAACGGTCACAGTCGGAAGAAGTATGGAACTAGTCACCAAGAAACCCCGTAAGCCCTACACCAAGCGAGCGCCGAAGCCCGTGCAGCCCGACCAGTCGGCCCTTATTGGGGAGCTTGTCTCGCTGGTCCGCGAGGTGTCGGCTCAGCAGAACAAGGTCTTGTCAGGGGCCATGGAGGCCCAGGTCGCCCAGGCTGAGATGCTGAAGACCTGGATGAGCATGTTTGTGCCCCAGTCGGGCGCCTCGAAATCTACGAACGAACTGGACCGGGACGCCATCCGGAACAACGCCGAACTGGCCGAGTGGGAAGAAGTCCTCAATCCCCTCTCCCTCGACACCCTGATGTCCGATACCTTGCAGAAGAGCTAATCTATGGCCCCATACGATACGCCCGCGCCGCTCGCCCCGATTGGTCCCGACAAGCCCACCGATACCCAGCTGGCCGTCGGAGCGGACAAGCCCGAGTCCCTATCGGATGGGGCCCTGGTCGCCGAAATCTACAACAAGTACGACGTCCGTCGCCAGATGCGGAGGCCCTACGAGGTACAGTGGTACCTCAACGCCTCGGCCCTGCGCGGCTTTCCTGACGTCCGGTGGAACCAGGAGCTGTCCCGGCTTGAAATGAAGCGGGAACCGGCCCACCGTAAACGGCACCGGATCAACCACATCAAGCCCAAGTACGTCGCCAGGGTGGCCAAGTACACCAAGGTCCCGCCCAACCCGACCGTCATCCCCGCCACCACCGACCGCACCGACATCTTTAACGCCCGGGCCTCGCAGAAGATGCTCGAATACTTTACGCGCAAGGGCAACATGCGTGCCAAGTATATGCAAGCCATGCAGTGGGTGCCCCTGACGGGCAAGGCCTTCTGGTGGTTCCGCTACGACGCCGACAAGGTCGCCTACGCCCCCACCAAACTCGACGGCCGACGGGAGCCCATTCTCGGCGAAGTCGAGCTGGACTACGGGTCGGCGTTCGAATTCCTCCCGGCAGACCCGGGCATCGAACTCCTGTGCGACCAGCCCGAGATCATGCGGGCCCGCCTCATCCCCGTCAAGGATCTGGAAAAGAACCACCCCAACGCCGGTCCCATCGCCACGGAATCTACCTCGGCCGACCTCTTCTTCTACCAGCGCCAGATCGCCGACCTGGGCACCCGCCAACAGGGCATGGCCTCACGCTCAGTCCAGTACACCCTGGACGACCAATCCGGTGGCTACGCCCTCCAGATCGAGACCTTCACCAAACCATGCGCCCTCTACCCCCAGGGCCGCTACGTCATCGTTGCGGGCCAGAAATTGCTGAAGCGCCAGGACACCCTCCCGGGCGACTTCCAGTATGTCCACACCAACCCCTACCCGTGCGTCGAGTTCACGGACGATATCGCCCCGGGACAGTTCTGGCCGGACGCCTTCGTCGAGCGGCTCGTCGGCCTCGCCTCCGAGTACAACGAGTATCGCTCCAAGATGTCCGAGAACATGGCGATGCACTTCTTCCCCAAACTCATGGTGTCGAAGCAGCTGAACCTGGATCCGGGTGCCTACACCTCCGAAGCGGGTGAGCGCCTGGACATCAACACCATTCCGGGTGTCCCGGCCCCGTCGTTCCTCCAGCCCGCCAACGTCATCGGCGATGCCTGGAACATCCTGAACACGATCCGCCGGGAGATGGACGACATCACTCTGATCTACCCGTCCGCCGTCGGCGGCACGGGTGGCGCCAACTCGGGCTTCCAAACCAACCTCCTCCAGGAAGCGGCCGACCAGGTCCACGGTCCCGCCATCGGCCGCAACGCCATGGCCCTCGAAGAAGCCTACATCAAGATCCGCCACTTGATGAAGACCTGCTACAACATTCCCCGACTCATCACCATCGCGGGCCGCAACAACATCCCCGAAGTGTATGAGTTCTCGTCCGACCAGGTGGACGAGCAGGCGGATGTCCGCATCGAGCCCGACACCATGATGCCGATGTTGCGGTCGGTCCGCGTCGACATGATCTGTGGTATGTATGGCGACGGACTGTTCGGCGACCAAAAAGATCCCAACACCCGCAAGCGCGTCATGGATATGATCCGCATGGGCTACAGCGACTTCGAAGTCGACCGCGAACAGCGCGACCAGGAGCAGGCCCAGTTCGAGAATATCCGCATGGTCAAGGGCGAAGACCTGCTCAAGCCCATGGTCTGGGAGAATCACCAGATCCACTGGGAGGCCCACGTCGACCTCTTCAAGTCGCCCGAAGCGTCCGAGTGGCCGTCCGAGGTGATGGTCAAATACGCCTGGCACGCCATCATCCACTTGAGCTACATCGACCAGGAAGCCGCCCTCAAGATGTCTGGCGAGTTTGGCCTCCGCGACCAGCTCCAGGAACTGCTGGACCTCCAGAAGCCCCCAGCACCCCCACCCCCGCCACCCCAGCCAGCTCCTCCGGCCCCGCCGGGTATGGAAGCCCCACCGATGCAGGGTCCCCCGCAGGGGGATCCGAACGCCGGGCCCCCGCCGATCCCACCTGAACTGATGGAATCCCTGGCGGCCCAGCTGCCCGAGATGCCCATGCCACAGCCGCCACAGATGATGGGCTAGTGAGGGTCTTGACATCTACCCCTAGATGTGGTATACTCCCTTTCGACGTCTGGCTCCAGCTGGGCGTCCCTGTGTCCTGGCAGACGACATCCCTAGTCTGCTCCCACTTCCACGGCCTGCGCGGCCAGACGTCGGGTTTCCCTAGCACCCCGTTCTGGGACTAGAGCCAAGCGCTACTCATGTCTAACGTTGTTACTGCCCCCGACTCGATCAACCCCGCGACCATTAACTACAGCGCCCTCATGGCGAAAGCAATGGCGCACCCCGCCGGAAACGACTCTCCCGAGTCTGCTCCCGTAGCAGCCCCGGTTCAGGTCGAGACACCCACTCCGAGCGGGACCAACGTCGAAGCGGCCGCACAGACTCCACCCCCGGTGGAAGCACCTGTCCCGGCCATCTCGCCCGCGGAAGCCACAGTCCTCGACCTGCCAGAGGACGGCCAGATTCGAGTCAAGATTGATGGCGAGGAACGGCTCGTCCCGGTGTCTGAGCTCCGGAACGGCTATTCTCGGGAATCTGTGTTCACCAAGCGCATGCAGAACTTGGCGGACCAGAAGCGACAGGCTGAAGGCGAACTGGCAGCACAATACGCTGCCGTGCAGTCCCAGCAGGCCGCCGTCGAGCAGATGCGTCAGCAAGTGCTGTACCAGATGCAGGCGTCCGCTCCCCAGGCATATGCACCGGCCCCCGTGGCCGCAGACCTGGGCGAACTCGCCACGATGGGTGACGTGCAGTCCACGATTCGGCAGTCTGTCGAACAGCTCGACGCGCAATACAGAGCGCGGGAAGCCCAGTTCATGCAGTCGCTCGGTCAGGCCACGCAGAAGGTCCAGTCGGATGCGGCCGTCGCTCGTGACGCCGCCGCCTACAATACCGGACTTTCGGGCGTCCTGTCAAAGCCAGACTACCAGGTCCTGAAGAAGGCCCTGCCCTTTGCCGAGGAATCCATTCGCTACCAGGTCGCGGCTATGGACCCACAGTCCATGGACGAGGCCATTAGCTTCACCGAACAGGTGGCCAAAGAATGGACCTCCACGTTGAAGGCGCAGTTTGTGGACGCGCAACAGCGGCATGAAGTGGCGAAAGCCCATGCCAAGCTCGAACCGCCGACCAGTGGTTCAGCCCCGCCCCCGGCCGCACAATACAAGCCGGGAAGCGCATTCGGCAAGGATGGCAAGTTCGATTGGAACGCCCTCCACGCCCGGGCCCAGGCCATGATCGGCTAATCCCAAACCCCAACCGGCTCGGCGATCCGCCGAGCCTCTCCGCTAGGACTCCCCTACTATGGCATTTGACTATACCGCAGCCGACCCGATCCTCAAGGAAGTGTACCTGCCCGCACTGCAGGAACTTCTGAACAACGCCACCCCCTTGCTGAGCGCGATGGAAAAAGACATCGTCCCAGTCGAAGGTGGTAACTTCGTCATCGCCATCCACCGCTCGCGGAACAACGCCGCGGCGATTGGCCGTGCGGAAGGCTCCACGCTCCCGACCGCCGGGCAGCAGGGCTACATCAACGCCATCGTGCCGGTGAAGCAGCTGTACAGCCGCATCAACGTCTCGGGCAAGGCCATCGCGGCGACTCGTTCGAACAAGGGCGCGTTCCTCCGTGCGCTCGAAAGCGAAATGAAGTACGTGATGACCGACACCAAGAAGGGCCTCAACCGCCAGCTGAATGGTGACGGCACGGGCGCACTGGCCTACTGGACCAGCGCGGACAACTCGACCCCGGCCACCGTCGACGACAGCTTCGGCAATGGCACCACGCACCTCCCGGTCGGCGCCGTGACCTGCGATCTGATCGACGCGTCGGACCACGCGACCGTTCTTGGCAACTCCATCGTTGTGACCCGCGGCGCCGTGTCGACCGCGACCACCTCAGTGTCGTGGACCGGCACCGTGGCTGGCTCGGCCGATGGTGACTACCTCGTCCTGGAAGATACGCTCGGCACCGAAATGACGGGCATCCAGGCGATCATTGATGACGCCAATCCGTACCTTCTGTCGGGCGGTCTGCACGGTCTTGCCGTGGCGACCTACCCGGATTGGAAGGCCATCGTGTTGGGTTCGGATTCGAGCCCGGCGGACCTGAGCTTCGCGCTCATTCAGCAGCTGGTCTCGCGGATCGTCTCGGAGTCGGCTATCGATGAGAGCGACCTGAAGATGTTCCACTGCCACCCGGCCGTTCGTGACACGTATGTCAAGCTGTGCCAGGACGAGCGCGTCTTCTACAACGTGATGAGGCTCGACGGTGGTGGGGAAGCCGCGACCTACAATGGCAAGCCCATTGTGGCCGACACCCAGTGCCGCCGTAACGCCCTCTACGCCATTTCGCCGTCGTCGTTGGCGATGATGCAGATGGCCCCCTTGGACTTCATGGACAAGGACGGCAGCGTGTTCTATCGTATCAGCGGCGGCGACGTCGATGCGTACGGTGCGACCGCCTTCGTGTACCAGGAAGTGGGCTGCAAGGCCCGCAACCAGAACGGTGTGCTGAAGGGCGTCAACGAGGTGTGGAGCTAATCGCTCCCGCTTCATAACCCTAATTGGGGAGGGCCTCGTGCCCTCCCCGGTTTTTAGGAGTCTCAGACTATGGCAGATATTT